CGCATAAAATAAGCCTGAGCCGTGAACGTGGCGTTCATGGTACCAGTTCCCGTCCAGCTCACGCGGTAAAACGGAAACGGACTACCGTTAATGCGCCAGTGATAGGCAGCAGTAGCGTCAGCAGCGGTAATCGTTGGCAGAGCGGTTTGCGTTTCAATGGTTCGCAATGCAACAAAACTTGTCCCATCCAGCGAGCCAAGTAGCGTAATAGTGCCACCAACCGTACCGGATACTTTCGTAACGTTTACCTGTACGACCGTATAGCTTGCACGTTCTTGCAGCAATCGCGGAGTAGTCAGAAACGCAGTACCGGTATTTACAACGGTTTCAAAAAGTGCCGATGTGCCGGACACCAAGTTAACCGTCTGGCCATTCGAAGGCGCAGCAATAATCGCGAACAAGGCTACCAAGCCCACGATCAGGAAATTGAATTTAGTTTTCATTTTTCTTCTTTTACTTTTTCGTTACACCATTCGATTAGTCAAGCAATGCAATAGCAGCAGGAATGTCAGTCACTTTTGCAAATGCATTCAGGTCAACGTTACGAACGAGTAACGCAGTACGCTTACGCGCCTTAATCGTCATCATATCGTTGATGAATTGGTTTGCGATGAATCCCATTTCAACCTCAATTCCACCAGCGGTAAACTGAGTGGCCCAATTAAAGTCACCCACCAGCATTTCGTTTACTCCAGGCAAGGCATGAGGAATCACGCGAACGCCATTTACATTAGCGGTTCCATCTGGTAAGAATTGCACAAATTGCGGGTTCAGGTAATGACCGTCAACGGCTTTTTTAATCAGCATCTCGTTGAAGCGAGCGTAAGAAATAATCGCGGTGCTTGCGCGGAATTTCGATTCCCGGCCAGCGTTAATTTGCTCGGCCACTTTTACGATTAGGTCAAACAAGTTCGGCTCATCCAGTTGCAAATCAGGCGCTACATACGTTGGCGCGTACGTAAGGATACCGGTAATGTTTGGAGCAATACCATTGGCATTCCACAAATCAGCATCTTCACGCAAGCCAACGTTAACTTGTAACAGTTGTTCAATTTCGCCAGCGATGTAGTCAACATCGTTAAAGGCTTCCATTGACACCGGCACTTGGTCGCCAATTTTTTGCAGCGACAAAGTGTACTCTTGCCACGGAAAGGTAGATTCCGGGAAAGCGTTATTTTCAGCAACGGACGCAGCCGCGCGGGTAGGTGCCGATTGATCCACATAACGAACAATCCCGTTTGAGTTAGGCGCAATCGGGCGTTGACGGAACAAAGATGAAAGCGTAAAACTACGATATGCCACTTGGCCAATGTCATCCAAGCGCATTGCCTGCGTGGTGTTGGTAACGGACGAGCGGAGTACCGGCGCTTTGGTAACGGGCACCTCAATTTTGAAAGACGTTTTCTCGCCCTTCGCAATGCGCCCCATCACATCTTTCTTTTCTTCGATCAATTCGGCCACAGACTTGTCTTTGTTGCCGCCTTTGCCGGTCAGTATCTTGTTGATTTCAAGCCCTTGAGCCTCTACGGCTTTCGTCAGCTTTTCAATTGCATCGGCTTTAACACCCGCTTTTTCAAGGGTTTCGGTAAGTTTTTCGGTTGTTACCAAGCCTTCCGTAGCCTTTTTGATTTCATTCTTCACGGCCTCAATTTGGCTGCCGTGTTCTTTTCCGAGCTTTTGAATAAGCTCCTGAATTTCTTTCACTTCGATTTCCATTTTTTTGATGGTTTTAATTTATAATTGATTTGCGATACACGTCCACCAAATCATTTACGTTCAGAGTGGTTTTTACAGGCTCAGTTTTTTCAGTGGGTTTACCCGGCTGAATTTTATTGTTCAATGTTGGTGTAAGTACGTTTGATCCTAACAATACAGCAGACACTTCGATTAGTTTTGCTTCACGCACGGCAAAGAAAAATCCGGCTTCTTCTGCTTCCTCTTTGTTGCCGAGTGATGGGAACACTTCTTCCCAGGTTTCATACTCGGATTTGTAGTTGTCATCATTTGCGGCCAATTCAATCTTGGTGTAAATCATTCCTACCGAATGTTGATCTACCGCATCGTCTTTGTATTCCTCGTAAACCTTTTTGTTGAGCCTGGCTTCGATTTGGCTTTCCATAAGTAATACAACCGTATCACCGTTTTTAGGATGGCCAAGCGCCCGCCACTTCATCCCGACTTCGGCAAAGGAAAGCGGGCGGCCAACCTTTGCCGCAAGTTGAAACTTATGATCGTGCAGGTGTGGGATGCGCGTGCCGCGTTCCTGAATTGATTTTGCAAATATGCCATTTAAGTGTACGTCTCCATGACTGTCTAACCAATTGTAAGTGTTGGAAACAATAGTCCGTTTCAATATGCCTTTTTCCTCATCGTTCTCATAAAGGTATCGGCCCTTTGTAACGGATGGCTCAAACGACTTATTAGGCAGCAGCGTAATCGCATCGGCAATTTTCATTTTTTGCGTTGCCAAGCGGAAGTCTTTTTCCGCGATTAGCCGCTGATATGTGGCCTTGTCAATGCGTGTTTTCATTTGCAATAGGTGTTACTTCAACTATAAAATGATTAACAGAAAAATACACAATGCCACCATCGTTTTTGTTAACTTCAATGCAGTCTTTTAATTGGCAAACGCTTGTAGCGGTGTACGTTGCAATTGTAAAGAACATTAACGTTTTTACTTCAACTTTCATTAATGTGTTCATTTGCGCACAATTTGTTTTTTGTCAGTCATTGCCTTTTTTATGGCTTTGATCCGTTCGATTTCCTCGCGGGAAATCTTAATCTTCGGTTCCGTTTGCTTCGGCATTGCGTTTTGCTTTACGTTGTTTCCGATTTTCAATAGCGCGATTTATACGCTCAATGTATCGGTTTGGCTTCTTTACCGGCACATCAACAAACACTTCGTTGATTGATTCGTCCGGCACAAAAGGTTTTTCTTCGGTTGCTTTTTTCTTGCGTCCCATGTTATTGTTGATTTTGTTGAGATGGCTGACCTAAAATTTCCGAGGCTTGCTCTGGTGTAAATCCGTAAACCACTGTCAATATCCCAAGCGCAGATTCGCGCGTACTTGTTCCAGCCGCTACGCTCGCTTGAATGTTTAGAATACCTTGAACGCCTCCAACGCTGCCGCGTAATTGAGCCTGAGCCGCTAACGTTTCAACGTCAGACTGATTGTCATCCGCTGGCGGTGGTATTTCTTTTCCATCGCCAAAGCCAAGTTTTTGCAGTTCAAATCTGTATTCCGATTGGGTGATTTGTTTGTCTTGCAACAGCAGCGACAAATTAGTTATAGCAGTGCGCTTTGCTTCCGATTTGGTTTTCAAATCGTCTTCGAAAATTGGCAGATAAAAGTAATCCGCGATAATACGTGTCTGGCGATCTTTACCTCTCAGGTCGTAATCAATACCACCGATCCATTCGTTTGCCTCTGGCATGATGGTACGAACGTATAAACCCTTTTCAGCCTGCTTTTGGTTTTCGAATGTTGCCCCGCTGATAGACGCAAAAACATCTTTAGGAACGCCAGCAGCATCGCATATCTTAAAAAAGCCTTCGCGGGTTTCCTCAAAGATTCCTAAGTTCTGCGGGTTGTTTGTACCTGCCTGTTCCCATCGCAAATTTTGACTGGTAACAATTGTTTGCTTTTGACCCTTTAGCGTTCCCCGCTTATGTCCTTACTGTCATTTACCCACGCACCATTAGCGCCACGATGCGCTAAGATAATCCCCCTGGATTCATAAGCCATTTTGAGGTTATTGATAACTGCGCTCATGGCCATGTACTTACTCTGGCCGACTAAGATTTTATCGTCAGTAGAGTTTTTGATCTTAGTCCGATTGTCGTTGAAGTGAATGATGTTTTCGCCTTCAACTTTATCGTACTCGTTATCGGCTTTCAGTATTTTGTAGAAAACCTTTGGCGGCTCGCTGTGCAGGTAAAAAGGAAGTTCAGCATCGTACTTGCACTTAATGATGTCGTGAGGGATTGTAAACAATGCCTTCACATTGCCGTTGCCCATGCCAAAAGGCAGGAGCTTGTATATGTACTCGTTGCCGTAAACTTCGCGGAAAATTTTAGTCTGAATCAAAAATTCCTTGTCGCCCTGAAACCAATTCGGGTTTGAGATTAGGTTTATGATTCGCTGCCCTTCGGTTGTTTTCTTTTCGTTGCCATCAGCGTCAACTTCTTTCAGGCGCATGTTAGCATACGAGCGGGCTTTCAGTGCAATAGGTGCGTAAACTTCTGGTATGGTTTCGAAAGCCTCCATTACGTCGGCCTCTTTGAATGTGTCAGCGGATGAGGCGAGAACGTACCAATATTGCCCGCCTTCCCTGCGCCAGCCGAGTAGATTTGTAAACGTCCTAATTAGCTTAGGAAATGTAGCTGCCATTCATATTCGTATATGCAAATATACGTTTATTTGAGTATTCGCATAAACGAGTATACAAATATTACATTTGTGCCATAGGTTGTCATTGTTTTAGGTCGAAAGGGCCGCGTTTTAAAGCCGATTACTCAAAGCCGCAAGCCTTGCCGCGTCCCAAAGGTGATTGTTTGTCAAAGTCGATTACCTAACACTGTCATTCGGGTTGCATCCCACAAATGGTCATTACCATCAATGGGGTCATCTGTAGTTACCCAAATACCGTTTACTCGAGCCCGTGCTTTCGTGTAGCCGCTTTGCTCCTTACGCCATTCCGGGCAATCGACAATGTGAATGCGATACTTTAGCAGCGCTGAGTTGCCAAACTTGCGCGACCCTGGGTAAGTGTTAGCCGCCAAGACTCGGAAACCTTCGCGCCTACAAGCGGCAATCAATCTCCAGAGGGATCGGCCCAAACCGTTTCGCCCTGTGAAGGCAAATTTTGTTTGAGCAATGGCATAAGCTCATTTGGGCTGGGCGTTGGTTGGTAGAACATCTTTTGCAGATAGATGTTGTTGCCCATTACCCCTACCTTAACTAAGGCAGACGGACTTGTAGTGTATCCAAAATCCAAGCCCCAGTAGATTTTCTCGATGTTGGCTGGGAAATTTTGAACCCAAACCACATTCGGGAAAATCAAACCTTCGGGTGCGCGTCTTTCACCCTCACCGTAAACCGACCAATTGTAAGCGTCAGCCGTGCCGGTTGCCTCGTTGTACTTGCACCGCTCCAGTTCGGACAGATCGGCCCGGTCAAAGCCTTTCGTATTGGCTTGTGTGTCGTATGCCTTTGCCAGGTTGACCGCGTTTACAACTTCATTAACCTGATCGCTTTTGGCCCCGAATGCCTTAGCAATGCGGGAGGCGGCAATCGGTTGGTAGCTTTCAATCTTTGACCGTTCGTTGGGCGAGATAAACGGGTTATCGTGGTACGTGGTCTTTAGATAGCCCACGTCCGACCGTGGCATGACCGAATTGAAAATGTAGTGATCCGCGTATTTTGGGTTAAAATCCGCAAACCAAAACTTACGGCAGCGCATGGTGGCCTGATCGAATACCTCTTTAGGTATGTCCAGAACTTCATTGAAGTACACGTAATCGGAGCCGGCACCCATAAATTTTGACAAATCGCCATCTGCACCTAAAAAATTTACCCGGTTGCCGAATAGCTTGAAAGTCGATATTTCCTGTTTTCGAAGAAAAGGGTTATCGACTATACCAAAGTCTGAAAGCCTCTTTGCATAGTCATCGTACAGGGTTGTCTTGAAGCTGTTGTACGTATCGCGTATTACGTTTATCGTTGCGTTTGTTTCGAATGTGGAGGTTAGCATTACCTGAAAGTCAATCGCAGCCGTGGTCTTTCCGGATCGGCTTGACCCCTCTAAAAGCAACCCGGACTTTATGCCGCGCGTCTGGCATTCGGCTTGATATTGCTCGTAGCTAATCTGCTTTTTTTGGTAAGCGCTAAATAATTCACTTCGCTCTTTGTGCCGGAGTTG